TTGACGCACACACCACCACCCAAGCCAAAGGCTAAGAAGTGAAAGACCCGCAGCAATCTCTCAAAGATTGGGGTAAGCAGAAGTGGCGTACCAAGAGTGGTAAACCATCGTCTGAGACAGGTGAGAGGTATTTACCAGAGGCTGCAATCAAGTCTTTGAGTGCTGCTGAGTATGCGGCAACTACCAAAGCCAAGCGCAAGGGTACTGCGGCTGGTAAACAGTTTGTAAAGCAACCAAAAAAGATTGCAAAGAAAACGGCAAGTTACAGATGAGGTAAAAGATGAAATCACCTACTTGGCAAACAAAAGCTGGTCAAAATCCCAAAGGGGGGTTGAATGCCAAGGGCAGAGCATCTTATAATGCGGAAACTGGTGGTAATCTGAAACCGCCAGTAAAGTCGGGGGATAATCCTCGCAGGGCAAGTTTCTTGGCTCGTATGGCTGGTAACAGCGGTGCAGAGTACAAGAATGGTGAACCAACAAGACTGCTTCTTTCGCTTAAGGCATGGGGTGCTACCTCAAAGGCTGACGCAAAGGCAAAAGCTCAAGCTATATCCGCAAGGAACAAGGCAAAAGCAAAATGAGAGCATTATCAGTTGGTGTTAGTCCTACAGCGGCAGTAGACACTACAGTCTATACCTGTCCTACTGGCTATTACTCTAAATTTACTGTAATGTATATTCACAATACAGGTGGCTCTACCAAGCACATTACTGTGCAATGGTTTGACGCAAGTGCCAGCTCTACGCTTGATATATTAACTAGCTATAACTTCACATCAAAAACCTATTTGCAATTTGATGGCAATGCTTATATTGTTTTAGAAGAAGGCGACAAAATTAAAATAACTACTGAATCGGGAAGCACGTTCAGTTTTATAGCCACATTTGAAGAAGAAGGGTTGACAAGAGCATGACCTACCTTGAACTTGTAAACGATGTACTCGTAAGGTTGCGTGAGACAACAGTTTCAACTGTTTCCGAAACAACTTATTCTTCCTTAATTGGCAAGTTTGTCAATGATGCAAAACGTCAGATTGAAGATGCCTTTTCGTGGAACGCATTGGGTCAAACCATCACAGTCACTACTGCGGCATCTACAGCATCTTATTCTTTGACAGGTGCTGGTCAGAAGTTTCAAGTAATGGATGTAATCAACACCACAAGCAATGTTGGCTTGATTAACATTAGCTTTGTGGACATGAACCGCAAGCTGAACTTTACGCCATTGGTCAATTCAATCCCTACTGAATTTGCTTTTGATGGGGTTGATGGCAGTTACGACACCAAGGTAAATCTTTATCCAATCCCTGATGGTGCATACACAATCAAGTTTGCTTTGACAGTGCCACAGGCTACGTTGACATCAGATGCAACTGTTGTTTCTGTTGCTGATACGTTAGTGTCTCAGAATGCTTATGCTCGTGCATTGGTAGAACGTGGTGAAGATGGTGGTCTATCTTCATCTGAGGCTTATTTGCTTTACAAAGCGATGTTGGCTGATTACATTGCATTGGAAGGTACTCGCTATCCTGAAAATCAAGAGTTTGTGGCAACATGAGTCAAGCACTACAGACTTATTCTCTAACAGCCCCCGGCTTTCAGGGGTTGAATACCCAAGAATCGCCTCTTGATTTGTCTCTTGGATATGCTTTAGTTGCTCAAAATGCAATCATTGACCAGTATGGTCGGATTGGCTCTCGCAAAGGATACTCTAGGGTAAATTCTGCTAGTGGAGCATTAGGCGCAAATGATGTGACTGTCATCAATGAGTTGGTGCAAGCGGATGGAACTTTGACTGTTGTATTTGCTGGAAATTTAAAGTTATTCAAACTTGATGGCTCTAATGCAGTATCTGAACTAACTTATGGTGGGGGTGGTACAGCACCAACCATTACCGCCAATGCTTGGCAAACTGCATCCCTGAATAGCATCACATACTTCTTTCAGTCAGGCTTTGACCCTCTAATCTTTGACCCTACCATCTCAACAACGACATTTAGACGGGTATCTGAGAAGACGGGATATGTAGGTACTGTGCCTAATGCAAACATTGTGATTTCTGCTTTTGGCAGATTATGGGCGGCAAACACAACGAGCAACAATGCAACTGTTTTCTTTAGTGATTTGATTTCAGGCCATGTATGGTCTACAGGCACTGCTGGTTCATTGAACGTAAACAATGTATGGGTCAATGGTGCTGATGAGATTACTGGACTAGCAGCACATAACGGGTTTCTGTTTATCTTTGGCAAACGTCAAATATTGATTTATTCTGGTGCTACTACACCGTCTTCTATGGTCTTGAGTGATACTGTTGAGGGTATTGGCTGCATTTCTAGGGACAGCATTCAAACAACCAGCACAGACGTTATCTTCTTGTCAAACAGTGGTGTTAGATCATTGATGAGGACAATTCAAGAGAAGTCTTCTCCAGAACGAGACTTGTCTAAGAATATTCGCAATGATTTGATGAGTGCTGTTTCTGCTGAAACTGCATCAACTATTAAAGCTATATATTCTGAAACAAATGCACTTTACTTGTTAAATCTTCCAGTGTCAAAATACGTTTACGCATTTGATACAAAAGGAATCATGCCAGATGGTTCTTCTAGGTCAACAATTTGGGACAGTATTACGCCAACATCTTTTTGTGCAAGACGTAATGGTGATTTGTTGATTGGCAAGAATGGGTATATTGGAAAATACGGCACATACTTGGACGATGCAACGTCATATAGATTGGCATACTTTACAAACAATTCTGACCTTGGTGATATAAATGTTACTTCTATTTTGAAGAAGATAAAAGTTATTGTTGTTGGCGGTTCCAATCAATTGGTAACATTAAAGTGGGGATATGATTTCACAGGAAATTATTATTCTGCACAAGTAAATATACCTACTCAAACAACTGCTGAATATGGAATTGCTGAATATGGTGCAAATGCCACAGTAGTAGCATATTACACATCTGGAGTTGCATTAACAACAATAGAAACAAATGCAAGCAGCAAGGGAAAAATTGTTCAAATAGGGGTTGAGATGGATATAAACAACAGTCAGTTATCCATTCAAAAGATTGAACTTCAAGCCAAAAATGGCAAGATTGCATAAGGAAAAAAATGTCAAACTATACACAAACAACAAATTTTGCAACCAAGGATGCTCTTGCGTCTGGCAACCCTTTAAAGATTGTCAAAGGTACTGAGATTAATACTGAGTTTGCAAACATTGCAACTGCTGTTGCTACAAAATTGGATGATGGTGGAGCAATAAATAACACCACTATTGGGGCAACTACTCCAAGTACAGGGGCATTTACAACACTATCTGCTACAGGTGTAACCACTTTAAGCAATGTTGTTTTGCCTATTATTGACAATATCAAGTTAGGCTATACAACTACAGCAACAGCCGCTGGTACAACAACATTAACCTCTGCCAGCAACAATCAACAATTTTTTACTGGATCAACAACTCAAACAGTTGTTTTGCCTGTTACAAGCACACTTGCACTTGGACTAAGTTATTTGATTGTCAACAACTCAACTGGGGTTGTAACTGTTCAATCAAGTGGCGCAAACACAATTACGTTAATTCCTGCTGGTGCAACTGTTAAATGTACTTGTATTCTTATTACAGGGACAACTGCTGCAAGTTGGTCATTTGCTTTTGAGGGAAGTTCAAGCATACCTTACAAGCAAGTCCAATCAATTTCTGCCTCTGTAGCAGGAAATGCAATGACGATTTCAGCTACTGCGTTAGCGTTAGATTTCCGTAACACTACATTAGGTAGCGGTACTGTTACAACTGTTTCTGGTACTCCTGCAAACTTGGTCATTTCCAGCGGATCAACCCTTGGAACAGTAAGTGCCACACAGTCCCGTATTGTGGTTATAGCACTTAATAACGCTGGAACAATTGAACTGGCTGCTGTGAATATTAGTGGCGGGAATCAACTTGATGAGACAAACCTTATTAGCACAACGGCTGAAGGTGGTCTTGGTGCTGCCGATAGTGCAACTGTCATTTATTCAACAACAGCAAGAACATCAGTTGCGTACCGTGTAATTGGGTACATTGAATCGACACAGGCCACAGCGGGAACGTGGGCAACTGCACCAAGTACGATTCAAGGTGTGGGTGGTCAAACATTAGTCAGGCCATCTAGCGGGAGCATGGTTCGCCTGAATACCTCAAACGGATATGGTAGCACCAATACTATGATTCGCAGATTTACCACAACAGTAACAAGCCAAGGCAGTGACATTACTTATGCGGATTCTGCAACGCTTGGCGCTTTGTTCACTATCAATACTACTGGCGTTTACGCAATCAGTTACACAGACATATTTTCTGGTGCTGGTTTCCTTGGCATATCGCTTAATTCAAGTCAACTTACAACACAAATACTTGCAATTACCGCTGCTGACAGACTCGCCGCCGGCCAAGCGTCTCCAACAAATAACTGGCCTCAGACTGTTGCTGTGACTGTTTTTCTTGCTGCTGGTTCTTTAATACGCCCACACACAGATTCAACATCTTCTGGGGCAAGCACTGCGGTTGCACAATTCACAATAACAAGGGTCACATAATGATAGCGTTCAAAGATAAAAACGATGGTTACTATCAATTTGATTGGGATGGTGTGAGTGAACTACCTGAATGGTCAAAGGGAATGACGCAGATTGATGTTGTCGTGCCAACGCCTGTGCCACAGACCTACGCAGAAAAACGTGCTGCTGAGTATCCTCCAATGGCTGACTACCTTGATGGTGTAGTCAAAGGCGACCAAGCGCAGATTGATGCGTACATTGCGGCTTGTCTTGCGGTAAAGGCTAAGTATCCAAAATGAATCAGCCTGAAATCACCCACCACTTTTCTGATGGTTTGTATGCCAAGGAAGCTAGGTTTCCTGCGGGTGTAGCCATCTTGAAACACACCCATAACTTCAGTCACTTGTCTATCTTGGCTGAAGGTAAGGTTGCGGTGTTGCGTGGGAATGAGATTGATATTGTTACTGCTCCTGCTTGCATTGAAATTAAGGCTGGCTTGACGCATGGCGTTAAGGCAATAACAGATTGTGTTTGGTTTTGTATTCATGCTACTGACGAGTCAGACCCGTCTAAAGTAGATGAAATTTTGATTAAGGGAGATTGATATGCCATTTACAGCAGCATTAGTTGGAGGAGGTTTGTCACTCTTAGGTGGCGCAATGCAGGGTCGATCTGTAACAGATGCGGCCAATATATCTTCAGATGCTCAACTTAGGGCGGCACAAATTGCAGCGGAAGCGGCGAAGTTTCGTCCTGTTGGCATCACCACTCGTTACGGTACATCTAACTTTCAAACTGATGGCAGCGGTAATGTAATTGGGGCTGGTTACAACGTCAGTCCTGAGTTAAGGGCTTACCAAGACCGTCTACAGGCTCTTACAGGCGGTGCATTGACTCAGGCTGAGATGGCGCAACAACAGTATGCTCCGCTTCAGCAAAGCGCACAAGGACTGTTTGGTTTGGGTCAGCAGTATCTGCAACAGACTCCTCAACAGGTTGCGGCTCAATATATGCAACAGCAACAGGACTTGCTTGCTCCTAGCCGTGAACGATCAATGGCTCAATTGCAGAACCAGTTGTATCAGCAAG